CGATCAGTGGCGGGATCGGGGGCTACGTCCTACGTCTATTCGATCACCGGGAGGGATCACACAAAGCAATTCGAGATGACGCCGCTATGGTTCAACCGCTTCACGCATGAGAATCTTGCGGGGAGCGCTTCAACGCGCGTCTATTCCATCTTGCCTACCATCGGCGGGGACCCCGCCGAGACTGTGCAAGCGTTTCTGATCTCGTGGCTGCAAGAGCTCGAGAGCATTGGCCGCGCCAATTGGCCGATCCCGACGACGCTCCCCAACACGCTCGGCAATTTCATCGAAGACATACAGGCGGGCTTTTCGCTTGAGGGGTTTACGGGCGTGCCTGACCGAATTTCGATCAACCCCAATTTCATGGAGCCCACGGGCAACATTTGGGGGCTCGCGCAGGAATGGAGCGACCCGGCTTTCTGCGAGCTCTGGTGCGACTTGGGCAAGGGCGGCGTGCAGCTTGCGGCTGGCGAGGAGTGCACGGTCGAAGAGAGCTCGCTTTCGGTGTTTTTCCGTGACCGACCGTTTCCTTTGAGCGGCGCGGTTTTCGATGATCAGGGCAACAACCCCGCGGGCCTTTCGCTCGGGCTTGATAGCGCGTGGTTTTCGTTGCCTCTGCATATCGTGCCGCGGCAGCAGATCATAAGCGACACGGTGCAGCGTTCCGGCTCAGAACGGCTCAACGCCTTTTTCGTGTCGCCGCAGCTCACGCAGGAATTTGCGCGGATCGGGCGCAACGACTTGCTGCAACCGTTGTGGAGCTCGCAGGACATTTTTCGGCACGGGATGCGCCGCTACGACATGATGAGTCGATACAAGGCGCGCAACGCCAACCTGGCGACGCTCAGTGCCACGCAACGCCACATGCTCCGCGACTGGTACGCGATCAACCCGTATCTCTACAACGGCGAGATCAACCTAGCGGTTGGGCGCCCTGACATACGCGTGGGCACGCGCGTGCGTATCCCCGCCGACGCGGGCGAGACTTCGCTAGACGAGACTTTCTACGTCGAAGGTGTCACGCACAATTGGGTATTCGGTCAAGGTATCCGCACCACGTTGCGCGTGACGCGCGGGTGGTTTGGGGCCGATGATACGCTGATGGATGCGATTGAGCAGCTTGTAGATCAGTATGCAGAGCCCGTCCGCATGACGCCGCGGGCGGCGAGCACGGGGGTAGCATGAGCGGCGAAGTCACGCCCCAAGGGGGATTGCAACGGCGGTGGCAGCTTCCGGGGCAACGCTACAACGCAATGGGGCAGCTCGTTCGAGGCGTGGTGGTAGCAACCTACGTGACCGACGACCCGGATCATCCCGAGACCCCCGAGGGGAATGAGGATCAGCGGATACCCACGGGCGTTTACTGCGACGTGCTTTGCTACTCGAGCTTGCCGGGGCTGCGCTACGTGGCCTTGCGGCAAGTCATGGTTTTACAGGACAAGGGCAGCATGCACGACGGGCGGATCTGGAAACCGAAAGCCGCCACGTTCGATATCACGGGCGACTCATTGGACGTGGACGGGCCCACCGAAGTCGGTAACATGGACGGCGACCACGTGTTGATCGGCTTCATTGAAGGCAACCCGACCGAGCCCGTCATACTCGGCGGCGTGCCCCACCCTAGTCGCGATCAGGGCAACGAAGAGAACCCAACCGGGCGCCGCTTGCGTCTCAAGCTCGAGGACGGCGACCCGGATCTGTGCAAGCACCACGGCTCATTTTGGGGCGTGGAAAACAACGGGGATTGGATCTGCGACACGACTTTTGCCAACGACGGTACGCTGCGCGACGCGGACGGGGAGCGCGGCTTCGAGCAACCACAACCCGACGACGGGAAGGGGGCGCAGCGTTCACGCTTGCCCCCCGCGGCCGAGCACCTAACCGAATGGGTAGACCATGTTACCGACCCCGAGAATCCCGCGGTTATGAGCTCGAACAAGCACACGACGGAGCTTCGGGAGCGCAAGATACAGAGCACCGGGACGGTGATTGACGAGCTTCTCGACTACGCGGACCCCAATGCCCCCGAGAGCAAAGCTCACGCGAAGCTCACCGCGACGTTGCGCGAGCTCATACTCAAAGAGGCCGGCTCAATTTGGCGCGTGATACTCGAAGAAGGGGCCAACACGCTCGAGGCCAAGCTTGCAGACGCCGACGCAGAGCTCAAGGTGGGCGACGGAGCGGTGGGGGCGATGATTGCGCAGAATTGGGAAACGTTCTTCGACGGTGATCTGAAAACCTGGCTCACAACGCACACGCACCCCACGGGCGTGGGGCCGAGCGGTCCCCCCGCCGAAGCCGCTGCATTTCCCGCCTATGCAAGCGGGGGCTCCACGAGCACCAAGCTCACCTTCCCGGATGGGTAACGCATGGCCATGGATGAAAACACGCTCGCCACCGAGCTCAAGAAGCTCGAACCAGCGGCGACAGAAGCCGCGGCGGCGACAACGTTGGCTGATGCTTACGCCACCTATGCTGCGGACGCTGAGAGTAACGGTGTGCCCTTGTCAGCAGTCGGGCTAGCGGCTGGGAAGGCGGCTTTTGCGGCAGCTCTCACGGGTATGTCTGCCCCCGGTGCCGCTATCGTGTCGATACCGACCGCGTGTGTCGCTTTCTGGGCTGCGGTAGCGCTGGGGCTCGCAACAAGCTTCACGGGAGCAACGGCAATCGCGCCCCCGCCCCACGCAACGCTTGCTGCGGACTTCGCAGCGCTCATGCCGCAAAACGTGATCGACGAAGTGACGCTCGAGCAAGCCGCGGCTGACATTGCGGCCATGATGCACACAAACGCCACGACAGGCGGCGCCGTGACGTTCCCTGGACCTACGGTTGCGCCTATCGAATGAGGGGGAAACGATGGCCGTATCGGCATTGAAGCAGCTTCGAGAAGAGACGCGCCAGCGAGCCACGGGCGACGACAAATATTTTCGTCGTATGCTCAATTTCTTTGAGCTTCGGCCCCCGGCTCGTCTTGTTGCAGGGCTCACGCAGCAATTCCTTTTCCCCTTCGTCATTCCCCCAGACAGCATGCGCGTCGAAGAGCCCTTCACGGTGGAAGTGACGCCGACGCAGGGCGGGGGACTCTACACCGAAGAAAATGGGATTGTGCAGCGCTTGATCTCCATTCGAGGCCATACCGGATTCAAGCCGCGTCCGCTCAATGGCAGCGGCCCTTGGGTGCTCAGGGCAGTGAATCCCGAGAAGAAGTCTTACACGCGCAACCTAAAGCCCGTCGTTCCCGACTTGCTTACCGGGCACGCGCACTTCATGTATCTGCAAGATGCAGTTTTTCGCACGTATGCTGATCTCAAACGGGACCCGAGCACGAGCGAAGAAACCAAGCTCATTCTGCACATACCCAAAGACGATGAGCACTGGCTTGTGGTGCCGCAACGGTTCACGCTCGAGCGCTCGAGCGCGCAACCGTTCCACTACTCATACGCAATTGACCTCGTTGCGGTCGACGCAGCGAAAGCGGTTGACGCTGATTTCTCCGAAGATAAGTCGCTTCTTGACGCGATGAAAGACGCTGTGCGCACGATCAAGGGCGCAATCGACCTGGCGACCGGGGCGGTGCAAGACCTGACCCGCATTGCCGGTGAGATTGAGAATTTCATCAAAGACACGGCCAAGATCCTCGACGCCGTATCCACCTTGATCGATGCCGCGTCCGACTTCGTGGACGGGATCACTGATCTGATCTCGGCCCCTCTTGCTCTGATTGACTCTGTGCTTGGTATCATCGACAGCGCACTCGAGGCGTGGGACACCTTGAAAGAGGCAAACGAGGATATCCAAAACATCGACGACACCGTGCTGCACAAGTTTGACGACATACGGGATGCGCTCGAGCTCTTCGGCACGCACCCGGCGAAGTTCGAGACGGACAAGCAGCGCGAAGCCCGCAAGCGCAAAGAGCGGTCTGCGTTGGTGCGAGACGTATCCCGAGCACGCCAGCTCGAGGCACTTGGATCGAGTGCGCCCGACTCGCTTGCGGGATGGGCTTCGCTTGGTACGAGGCTAACTCCCGGTGACGTGCAATCCGGCGTGGGGGAAACCTTCCAAAGCGTCTTCGTAGTCAACTACCGCAGCGCGCAGATTGTTTCCGTGGGCGCGGGCGATACACTGTCAAACCTGGCTTCGCGCTATCTCGGCGACGCTCGCAGGTGGGATGACATTGCGGACACGAACAACCTTGAAGGGCCGTTTACCGACCCGCAAGCTTCGTCGGATCTGCAAACGACCGACGAGCCCGCGTTGCCGGGAGCTCTCGGCACCGGCGATAGCATACTCGTGCCCAACTTCAGCAAGGCGGCCGAAGACAGGCCGATACTGGTAACGCTAGGGGTGAGACCTACAGAAAGCCCCCTCGTGCACCTACTCGGCCGTGACATTGCCACCACGCAGACCTATCAGACGGCGAACCGGCCCGCGACGGTTTCCGCCCCCAGACGCCCGCTCTTTGATCTGCCCGTCGACGTGGCCGGGGGGAGCATTGACGCGCAGTCGGTCAACGGCATTGCCAACTTATCGCAGGGCCTTTTGCTTCGGATCACAACCGAGCGTGGCTCGGATATCCTATATTCGAGGCTCGGCCTCGGACGCACTACGGGGATCAATCAGTCTGCCGTGGATCTCGAGATTATTCGCTTCAGAATTCAGGAGTGCCTTGAAGCGGACGGGCGAGTATCGAGCGTCCGCAGCGTCATTTTTCAGGGGATAGACGCGAGCACCGAGGCACCGTCCAACGTGGCGTTGGATGCTCTGATCGTGGACGTGGAGCTTGAGGTGTACGGCTTCGCGCAAAGGCAAAACATCCGACTAGAGTTCTAAGACAACGCGCACAGAGGGGGGAACCTATGCCGCGCTTCACACCGCTTACACAGCCGCAGATCTTGCAGAAGATGCTTGCGAAGACCATTACACGTGCGGGTATCAGCGACGTGGGCGATAGCTCCGTCGTCAAGCACTTGCTTGCCGCTGCGGCTCGAGCCGACGCAGAGCAGTTCTATCAAATGGTGCGGCTGCTCAAGCTCTTCTCGCTGGACACGGCGACTGGCGATGATCTCGACGAGCGCGCCAAAGACGTACAGCCCGCGACTATCAGCCGACTGGCGGCGCAGAAGGCGTCCGGTTTTGTCGTCTTCTCGCGGGCGGGCACGGTGGGCACGGTAACAATCCCCGCGGGCACCAAGGTGAAAACGTCGCTCGGGATTGAATTCACGACAACGGCGGTGGGCACGATATCGGCCACGAGCCCCGAGCGGGTGTCTGGGCACGGCGTGGGGCGTGACTCCAACCTTGTTTCGGTGCTTGCTGTGCAACCGGGGGCTGCGGGCAACGTAGCGCAAACCACCGTTATCCGCTTCGGGTCGAAGCCCGCGGGCGTGGATGAGGTAACTAACCTAACGGGCTTCAGCAATGGCGCGGACAAAGAGACCGATGATAGCTTCCGCAACCGGATCAAGAATTTCATTGCGAGCCTTGCCCGTTGCACGGTGGGCGCTATCGAGAGCAATCTGATCGGCCAGCAAGACCCCGACACGGGGGCGTCAATTCTCTTCGTGAAGGTAATCGAAGACTCCGTGCAACCCGGCTACATCACGATCTACATCGACGACGGTACGGGGACTGCGGAAACCAACGAAGAGATCGCAGTCGCCCTAGTCGGCACCTACACGTGGAATGGCACGACAACCGTGCTTGTGGATGACACAAGCGACGTGGCGGCCGACGATTGGATCAGACTCGATAGCGATGGCCAGTTTTTCCAAGTGCAGAGCGTCGTGGTGGATACGTCGCTCGTGATTGCCAACCCGGGAGCTCTCACCATACCGACTGGGGCGGGGGCTTCGAGCAAGAGCGGCGACGTGGTGACGACGGGGCTTGCAGGCCCACCCCCGAATACGGCGGTCGGTGGTGAGACGACGTTGCGGCTCGAGTACAGCGCAATCAAAGAGGCCACCGGGATCACGGTGTGGAGCTCCACGCGGGGCCTTCTCAACGAAACCACCGAGTACATTGTCAACTTCCCCACGGGGCAAATCGACTTCCCCGTGCCTCTGTCGGCGGGTGAGGCGCTTGCGGCCAACTATACGCGCTACACGGGCCTCGTGGCGTATGCCCAGAAGGTGGTGGACGGCGACCCCGACGACCGGATCAATTTCCCGGGGCTCCGCGCCGCGGGCATCCTGGCAACCGTGGGCGTGCCCCAAGTCTTGCTGCAAAACGTGCAGTGCTCGTTGACTATCCTCGAAGGGTACGACTCCACGGACATTCGGGCAGCGGTCACGCAGGCGATCAAAGACTACATCAACGGGCTTTCGATCAGCGGCGACGTGATCCGAGCGGAGATCATTGCCCGGATCATGGGCGTGGAGGGCGTTTTCAACGTGGTGCTCACGGAGCCGGCGACAGACCGGATCATCCTGGACGATCAGCTTGTACGTGTGCAGGACGCGAACATAACCATTTCGTAGGGGGCTCAAATGGCTATCACACTCGACGCTGTGAGCCCGATCCGGCTTGACGCCAACGGAGGCGCACGGCTCACGATCGAGGGGGACTTCTCGGAGCACCTTGGGCAAGAGTTCTTTGTTGAGCTCGTGCCCACGGTCGGCGACCCGGTGCGAGCTCTGACAGGGCGGCCCGGCAATCCCGACCGGGTGTCCCCTCTCAACAGCGCTAAAATGGTCTGCTATGCCCCACAGGCGACGCCAGGGGGTGGCTACGACCTTCGGGTTAGGCGGACGGATGACAGCGTGTCAGAGACGCTTGCAGGCGTTCTTACGGTGCTTTCGAAGCAGCACAATACGGCCGTTTTCGGGCTGCGAAGCATCTTGCCCCCCACGTACAAGACCGGCCCGCGCAACGTCGGGCTATTGGAGCGGATTTGATGACAAGCGCAGTCGGTTTGCTCGAGGCCGTGACGGGTGCCATCGGCGAGTCAGATGCCGCCATAGCGGGGATCGCTCTCACGCGTTTGACAGCTCCCGTGACCGATGGAGTGGTGCTTGCGGCCACGTACACGTGGAACGGCACGACCACGGTGCTAAGCGGGGACACGTCCGCGGTGGCGGTCGGCGACTTCATACGCTTGGACGTGGACGGGCAATATTTCGAGATCACCGGGATCACGCCTAACGTATCGGTCACGATCGACAACCCGCAATCGCTCGTGATCCCGACTGGGGCGAGTCAAAGCAGCAAGGCCATAACCTCCCTGCCAGTCGAGACCACGTTGGACTTCGCCGACTCTGGCCGGGTGTCTTGTGATGGGGTGGTTTACCACTACGCGTCAAAGACCGATCAGAGCTTTGACGATATCACCTACTTTGTCGGTGGTGTCGAAATGGCGGGGGTGCAACGACTCCACCGGATCGAGTCGGCGGTGTACGACCGGAACCGGGACCGCAACGCACTGGATCTCGCTCGCCGCGCCATGCTTGTCGAGTACGCCGAAGGCGAGGACTTGAACGCTCTGGGGCGCAATCTCGGTGTGCTGCGTTCCGCGTTTCTCACCGGCGACGATCAGTTTCGGGAGATCATCAAAGCCCTGGCCTACAATCCCAAGGGCACGTTGTACGGCTTGCAGATAGCGCTCGAGGCGCTCGTGGGCGAGGGCAATTTCTCGATCTACGAAGACTTGATCAACGACCCTGCCAAGGTGTTTATCACGCTCTCGGCTGGGGCGGTGATCAGTGACCGGGCGCAAGGCTCGGCGTATTTGCAGGAAGGGGAAATTCAACCCGCGGACACGATAACGCAGATCACGGTGGATTATCCCGTGATCTCGCAAGGCGTGGTGGGACGGATCGAGCTTGCACCCTATGAGCTTGTTTCGCCGACCGATCAGGTCACGCCTGACAATCTCACGTGGGAACCCTACCCGGGCGCAACGCCCGTTGCGCAGTGGGCGCTCGTGGGCGGTAGCGGCATTGGTTACAACGGCAGCGAAGAAGCCGTGGGCTTCGGCTCCCCCACGGCAAAGTCATACTTTGCGCACGTGGCACGGTGCATGCCGGGTACGGAAGCGGTGTTTTCGGCTTCGGTGAAACCGATCAGCAATCCGCTCTCGCCTTCAACCGATCTCAACCGGATACCGTGCATGGTGGTACACACGACCGGGGGGCGGCTGTATCGGTTGGGCTTCTATCAGGTGTCGACCTATTGGCAATTGGGGTGGCAGAGCAACACGGGGGCCTGGCTCACGGCGCCGATCCAAGTGCTCAACATTGACGGGAACTATCACGAGGTGTCGATCCATGTGCATGCCGATGGAAGCGCCACGTGGTCATGGGATGGGACCGCGCAAGAGACGTTGCCGGTGAGCTCCTTTTCGACGACGGCGGTGGAGGGGGGACAAACGATCATCGGCTATATTGGGGGTAGCAGCACGACGGCGCCCTGGTTTTGGCTGAAGCGTCTCGAGCAATCTTACCGCTCCCCCGGCCGCGACTATTGGGCCGCGGAAGCCGCAGATGGCGTTGTGGCGCTTGGCTCGCGGTTGCTCACGAGCGCGGCGCTCACCTTCCAGGCAAGCGATGTGGGCGCGGGCTTCACGACGCGTAACAGCGCTGTCACGAATGCGCAAGGGGGCAATAACAACGGCCGCTGGCTTGTCGAGTCGCAAGGTGGCACGAACGTTACCTTGATCGGTCATACGTGGACGGGCGCTACTGTGCAGGGGGCGAACCCCGACCGGATCATTCTGCCGTTGGATCAACAATTGCTGAAGTTCCCCGACGACTTGGGCAAAGAAATTGAGATCATTGACAGTGAGCTCGGGCAGGATGGGGTGTACGTGATCGACGAGCTCCTAGATCCCGACACGTTGACGGATATCGAGCTCGGAGCGTCGCCCCAGCCGCAACTCACCAACGTGTGCAAGGTGGTGTCGGGGGGCTTTGTCAGTGAAACGGATCTGAGCTTTCGTTTGCGCCCGAATTTTGCTGCTGAGAGCAACCTCGAGTGGGTGTTGCAAGACGCCGGCTCTGTGGTCAGCAATGTTTTGACGTTACGGCAAGACGTATCCGCAGTGCCCGCGTCTGCAAGAGTCTTTGCGGTGCTATATGCGCAAGTCTTGAGTGCTCAACTACTTCGCAACGCAGATCTGAGCAACCTAGTGGTCAGCAATGATCCGTTGCTGTTCACATATTGGCCATTCTACCTTGCCGATCCGCTCGGGTACGCGCGAGACTATCTGTCAAGCGTTACGGCGGCCGGCGTCATACCGGATTTTACACTCGAGTAGGGGGCAACCTATGTCAACCGATCTTCTGCGCGTCGAACCGAACCAGCGTATCGACTACACGGATTTTGACTATCTGCTCAACGAGTCGCTCACGGGGATCATGCGTGATGCGGCCAACAACTTTTTGTTGAACCCGGATGCGCCCGCAGCCGAGCGCATGCGTATCATCGACGGCTTTGAGATGACGAACCCGGCCGGGAAGCAGCTCTCGGTTTCCCTGGGGCGGGCACTCTTGGCCGAGCGAATCGCTGGCGTCGTCAACTATGGGGCACTTGTTTCGTCGGGCGACGCTTCGCAGACGATCGATATGGCTCCGTTGTCCCCCGCGGTTTACGGCGTTTTTATCCGCTTTGAGTACGTGGACGCGGATAGTGGCTCTCGCGTTTTTTGGAACCCGGGCGGTTTGGGAACGGAATTCACGCAGAATATCTCGACGCGGCGCAACGCTGCGTGGTCGGTGCGGGTGGAGCTCGCTTCGCCCGGAGCGGAATGGCTACAGATCGGAACGGCTGACAATTCGGGCGGCTCCCTTGTGATTGTCGATCAGCGGGATCTCTATTTCGAGGGCCCTATCAATGGCAGTTACGCAAGTGGATGGAGCTCTGAGGGAGGTGGCGTTGCCAACGACCGCAACGCAGACCGGAAGCAATACGGCGTGACCGACTTGCAGACGTTCACGGCTGCCATGAGGCAATGCCTCGAGGATATCCGCGGACGTGGATTGCGGCGGTGGTACGAAAAGGGCATTGGCGGTCTGAATGTCGGCTTTGACACAGATCCAACCGAGGGGGATCTCTTTGTCGGGGATGCAACCTTCGGGCTCAGTTACGTCGACGCCAACGATGTTCGTTTGTATGGCCACACGGGCGACTATCTGCGTTACGACCGCAACGAAGGCACCTATGGGCAATGGCAGCTCTGGGTTAATAGCGCTGAACGATTCAATGTGGATGACACAGGCGGCGTGTTTCAAGGCGGCCTCGTGGTGGGCTACGACGGAACGCCTGAAAGTCTCAAACTCAAGGTTGGTGGTGACGAGTTCTATATGTATCGAACCGCCAGCTTCAACTATATCAACTTCAACACGGGAAATAGCTGGTTTAAGTGGACGAAGGCTGACAACAAGTGCGAGTTTGTGCACAACAACGTTCAATCGTTCACGTTCGATACGGACGGGATACGCATCGCAAAAGGTTTGTATGTGGGCGGCATTGGCGTTGCTCCCACAAACGATAAGATCTACGCAGCCGGTGACATCGAAGCGGGCTTGACTCTGAGATCGCAAGGTGACACGTGGGTAGGCTCAGGGCTCAACGTTGGTGGTGCGACGAACCCAACAACTGGCGACGGGATTTTTACTCGTGGTATCCACGTTGGATCAGATCTTGGAGTCTCAAACGACACGATACGGTGCACCGGATATATCAGAGCCGACGTTGGGTTTCAGTCTGGCGCGGCGTCAACGCCCGGTGTGGGTGACGGAATTTTCTCGGGTGGCATAGTTGTTGGGTATGACGCAACGCCCACCGACGATCAAGTACGCGTGGGCGCGGCTACCTTCTTTCTCGATTACAATTCCGGTTTGCCCCGTATCGTCTTCGATAACACTGGCAATTCCGTTATCTCACTTGGTGGCGGACCCGACTTTGGCTTTTTGCTTAGCGGCTCCGAAGAGATGACACTGCGAAGCACTGGGCTATCGATCGAAAATGGCTTGTATGTCGGCGACGCTACCGGCACACCGCAAGACAATGACATCATCGCAGAGGGCACGATATCGGCGAATGATGGGATCTATGCACCAAAGCTCGGATTGGACTTCAACGATTACATTTCCTGGGTAAGCAATTCTTACGCATCTTTTTACGTCAACAACGTCGAAGAGATGCGGCTTGCGACAGACGGCTTACGTGTTGCCAATGGGATCTACGTTGGCAGTGCAACGGGCGCTGCCACCGACAATGACATTTATGCTGAGGGTGACATCAAGGCGGCTAACCAAGTGTGGGCCGGGGCGGGATCATCAAACGGTTACTATTTCGGCGCGGTCACTGAACGATTTGTGTACGACACTGTTGCGGACGAGTATTGGCTCATTATCGGTAGCAGCATAATGCTCAAAGTGGAAACAGGCGGCCACACGACCACGACAGGGGAGCTTGCGGTTGCAGGCAAGAAGATCTACTTTGGGAGCCGCAGCGACAACGACTATTTGCTCTTCAACGACTCCACGAACGATCTCGACATCTACATTGACGCTGTGCTCGAGTACACGTTTGACAACGCAGGAATCGACCTCCACGGTAACTCGCTTTCAGGAGCCGGGGAGCTCTATGGTCAGAAGATAGGTCGTGACTCAAACGACTATATCGAATGGCTAGACAACACTCGCATGGATTGCTACGTCAACAGTGTTGACGAGTTTCGGGTTAGCACGTCCGGTGTAGCCGTAAACAAAGGTTTGCACGTCGGTCAAATCACTACGACCCCAAATGACAACGACATAACGTGCGACGGCACGATCACCGCAGCGGGGGGTCTCGGCGTTGGTGCTGTAACACCGACAAACGCTAGCTTGTACGTCGCTCAAGGCATCATTGTTGGATACACGCCGCCTTCGTGGCCCTCGTCGCCCAATGTAAACGTTGGCGACGGCGGCTTTGGCTTGAAGTACAATTCAGGCGACCCCTACATTTCCTTTGACACAGACGCAGTTTTTATCTTCTACCGCTCACCCGATAATCGCTTTGAGTGGATGAATGACGGCACGTCTCAACCGTGGATGAAACTAGGGCCTAACCCAAGCGCGCAAGCCAACGTCACGTTGTCTTTGCAAAGCTGGGGGAACCCGGCGAACGGACAGCCAATACTCAATCGCACCACGTCGATCAATTGCCTTTCTGAGCAACTTCTCACAGGCGACTATACTGCCGCTTCACATAGTTTGCCGCCCGCAGTGCTTGAGATCGACGGTGGACGTAATGTCGACAGCAACGGCACAACGGCCAATTGGCGGATAACACGTTTCAACGGTGGCGACATCGGCGAAGCGACTGGCAATACCGAAATTGACGTTGCTTTTGGTGCGTACTACGAGCCCCAGCTAGGCAGCACCGGGCTCTATAACTGCCCCTATATTGAAGTCTACTCAAACGCAAAAGACGGCGTGAACCCGCTAAACGGCGACTACATGAGACTTCACGCGGGAGTGTTTTCCTCTGGGGCTGTTATGGCTCGAGTCGATACTGGCTTTGGGCAAGATATCGTGCGGTGCCGACCGATCATGCCGAACGGCAATACTGGTGGCGCTTACGACATTGGCAATTCGACGGGGTATTTCAATGATTGCTACATGGACAAATACTATGGCAAGAGCACCACAATCACAGCGTTTGACGCCTACAACGACTTGGCGTTGATCGATGCTTACGATCCGAAGGCTCGCGTGGCCGTGATCGAAAAAGGCGGGGAGCGGCGGCTTGTGCAGGAAGGCAATCCTGCGACGCTGCCTTGGCCCATGCTTGGGCCTACTTGCCCGACCGACCGCAAGCCGTTTATTGATATCAGCGATTCAATCTTCTTCTTGCTAGGTGCCATCAAGCAAATGCACGCGAAGCACAAGACGGAGATCGGGCTCCTACGGCAACAAGTGGCCGAGCTCAAGGGCGTATCCACCGAAGAGCTCGAGGCCGCAACGGCTCCCCAGTCGCAGGCGTTGACGCTCGCGGAGGCAATGGGCTCTGTGGCTCGCACGGCCGGCAACGAGCCCTTCTGCTACATGAGCAACGAAAACTGGGAACCCGTCGAGGGCCACGTCACGGCGAAAAAGCCCGTGATCCTTGTCGGTGGACGGGGGCACGCCCGCTTGACGGCGCAAGAGGCCAATGAAGGCATGTGGCGCGGGATCATCATACATCCATCCGTGCTTGAGAAGTTTCCTCTTGAGGCATGCTTCATGGGCGACTACATCCACCCGATACGTGCTTACGTGAAGCAGCTAACACTAGCCGGCGTGCCGCTGTGGTCGGGACGCGCAATTAGGAGAGTCTAGCCATGTTGTTGCTGAAGCTTGCAGAGCCTTTGCAAATTGATCAGCGGTGCGACGCCAACGCTCCGTACACGCACGCCCTGATCCACCATTCTGAGGATTATCCGGCGACCGAACAATGCCGCATGGGGGTGCACCTTGGTTGGATAGACGCGACAAACCGCTTTCAGGCGGGCGTGTGTAACGGAGCCGATTGGGGTTTCATCCGAAGCGGTTACGTGATCGCTGGGGCAGATTATGATGCCCTTGAAAAAGTGCGTACCGACAAAGAAGGGGCAGGCCCGGCATACTTCCGGGCTCAATATCAATGGCTCATTGACAACGGCCACCTAGCCGGCTCAATTGTGGATGAGCAGCCAACCGCGCCAGCCGATGAATAGGAAACAACGGCGCTTTTTGGCATCAAAGAAAGGACGGGAGCAGATGGAAAAGGCAAAACCGAAAAAGCCGAGCTTGAAAAATGAGCAGCCAAACATGGACGCGGCCGATCGCGCGGAACGTATGCAAAAGCTTTTGACAGGACGCGCACGGTCAGAAAATTCAGTGGTCGACTACATGGTAAACCAGCTCCGCGCGGTGCTTCAGGAAACGGAGCAGCTCTCAAGCCAACTTCAGCAAACTGAAGCACGGGCCACGCAGATGCGCAATCGACTGATCGAGCTTCGGGGGATACGCGCAAAGTACGCCGACGACATTGCGGCGTTTGACCGACCCGGAGAAGCGTCTTCGGAAAAGACAGCAGAGCAGCCCCCCGAAAGCGTTGAAGCACCAGACGCTTCGGCGGACAAGGCCGAAGCCGCCGCCTAATTGATGTTGCCCGCGTCCCACCTTTCCCGCACCCTATAAGCATGCATCACAGACCCGTAGTCAACGGGGGGAAAGGATCATGTCATGTCCGACGGGAAGCTTGAGAAAGCGAAAACCTTGGGTGTCGAGGCTCTGTGGCGTTTCTTCGGGGCTCTATTCATGGAGACGAAGACCATGCCGGACGGCACGCCAACGCGGGCGGCGAGCTTGCACCGCTTGCTGGCGCTCGTGTGCTTCGGTGTGTGCATGGTGCTTTGGCTGAGCCCCGGGATGGAGCCCCCCTCGCCCGAGGTGATCAAGGCCCTGGCCGACGCAGGGATCGACCTGCAACAAGTGGCGCAGACGGCAAGCAACGTGCCCAGTAGCCTCATGATGACGCTATGGGGGCTTCTCGGGCTCAACGGAGCCAACAAGATTGCGAGCACGGTGGCCGCGGCCCGCAAGAGCGAGCCGAAGCCATGAGGTGGCTTCGATGGCTCCGAGACCATTGGGCCGTTCCGTTTGTCATGCTGGCGGCTGGGGCGGGGTGGCTGTGGCACCGAGTCACGAGCTCCCCTCCCCAGTCGCTTGGCAATGCATTCAGCACAGAGCTTGCAGTGATAGCGGCAGCCCGCGAAGCGCGTCAAGTGCGCGCCGAGCTCGGCTACGAGGAAGCTCTGCGACACGTGGAGGATCGCTATGCATACGCCCATGAGCATCTGCGTCAAACGCAAACTGCCGAGATATATCGACTGCACCGAGACCCTATTGCGCTCGCAAAGCGGCTCGAGCGCGTCACGCGCAGCTTGCCCCCGCCGCCCGTCGTGGTCGAGGGGGCTCCTCTTGTGGACCCTGATACTGATCGGGTTGCTTGGCTTGATGTTGGTGAGCAGACGTGGCCTAGCTTCCGACGTGACCGTGACGGGAATCTGTAGCACCGAGACGCCGACCGATTGCGTCTACCCGATTGAGCAAGGCGAAGAAGCACCTTTCAGCGGCCAATTGATCACCGCGGAGCGGGCGGCGCGACTCGTGGTGGCGTCCGAGTCTTGTGGGGCCTACATGCGCACGGAGCTCGAGCGCGCACGCGCCCTGTACGAGCTCAGATTGGCTCAGTGCGGCGAAAAGAGGGAGGCCCAGGCCGAGGCCAACATGCGCCAGCTAGAGGCTCTACAGCGGCGCCTAGAGGCCGTGGAGGGGCCCCTCGCACCATGGTGGCAGCGGCCTGAATTCTTGAGCTCCACGGCGCTCACCGTGGGCGTCACGCTGGCGCTCACCGTGGCTCTTGTGGCAAGGTGAGTTTCCCATACTTTCCTCTTTGTGAAGGCGGCCCGCCGCGGCACCCCACGTCGCGGCGGGTACGCGTACCTGCGTCCGGTTGCGGATATCCGTAACGGTAGGTTGGGAGTCGCAATCAAAGGAGTGTTTTACCATGCAAATTCGCAGTGCCATTGTCGTTTTTTCAGCCTTTCCGGTGCTCGCGGCCTTCGGCTGCCATCCCGACGACGAGCCCGCTTATGAGCTCGACGGGGTGCCCGTCGAGATCGACGGCGACGGGCCTACCGAAGAGGAAATGACGCTCACGGTCGAAACCTATCGCATGCAGGTAGCGCTCGAGTTTGGGATCAGCCCCGCGCGTGAGATCGAGGTGTGGCGGCAGATCGACGAAATCCGATGGACCGACGAAGGGATTGCCGGCGAGGGGAGTTACGACCCCGCGACGCGTCGGTTGCGGCTCAATTGGCCAGGGTGCGCGGCGTGGTCGGCGTTGTACCCGAAGCTCACCGAGCACTATGTGCGAGTGTTGACGGGGAGCGACGACGCTTCAGAGCACAAAGAATGGGCCCTTGCCCTTGCTCGCAACACGGCCGAGATCTTGTGCGATTAGCGGTTTGTGGGGGCCGATCCCGAGGGTAAGCCGGCGTCGTGCCCCCCGGGACCCCATGCTCTCCGTTCACACCTCGTTTCAGGCGGGGTGAGCAACCGTTCCCGGTAACTCTGAGCAAACGGCATACCGGCCATGGGGCATGGCGCTCGAGGTGGCAACCTTGACGCCATGAATCGACCCGGGGCGAAGCCCTATCACCGGGCGACTGGGGCAGGCAAGCGAAAGCCAGCCCCCCGAGGCCCATTCCCCGGGGGGCTGCTGCCAGCAAAGAGGCAAACGGAGAAGGCGCTTCTCGATGTTACCAGAAAGCGCGGGGGTGGTGGTGCTTTTGACCGAAAGTCGAAAAAACGATCGAGGCTACTCGGTCACGTGCTCGTAGGGACCCTTGAGAATGTGCTCTGCAAGGTTCTTGCAGAAGTCCGAGAGCTCATCGTCGTTCTTGTCCGCGTAGGCGCCCGACCTAACCGCGGCAATGCAGATATCCGCAGCGAGATCTTGCACCTTCTTGACGGCGACAGGTTTCGGCTCCGGGGGACCATTGCCGTTGCCCGGGTGGGCAACAACCGGACCCGTGGCGAGGGCGAGTGACGTGCACAGGATGGCGGCAATCAAGGGTAGTTTCATGGGGCTAACTCCTCTTTTGTGTTTCAGGGACCGGACCCACGGAAACCCGCTGCAAATCGCGTTCCGCGGGAGCGGAACGGCTCTTGCTCAATACTGAAGCGGCTTTCAGCGAAAGGAGTCAAGCCCATGCTGAGAATAGCGCTTCTGATCAGTCTTTTCTGTGGGTGTGGCATGGCAGACCGGGGATATGTGCTCGACGGGGTGTCCGTGGTGCTCGAGAGCAATAACGGCCCGAAGATCGAGCACTTATCGCAAGCGGTGTACGTGTACCGCAATGCGGCGGTTGAGCATTGGAATATCCCGACGAGGCAAGAGCGTGTGGCCTGGCGGGGTTTGCGGGAGATCCGGTGGACCGACCGCGTGGTGGTGGACCGCGCCGACTATGATCCCCAAACGGCGATTGTCTCGGCCAATTGGCTAGGATGTGCGCTTGACGTACCGTTCTTCGAGGCGCTCACCGAGCACTACGCAGGCGACGGGCTTACCGACGAAGACCTAGCGTGGGCCGAAGAGCTCCGCGAAGAGAACGCCCCCGCCGTCTGCGCGGGGGACGCCGACAACGGCTTGTGGCCCTGGTAGCCTACCGGCGACGCTTCGAGCTCGAGCGCGGGCGTTGCCGCGCCTTGTCGTGTGCGCTCTGAGCCTTCCGACGCTCGTACTCTTCGCGGCTGATAAAGCGCCCCTTCTTGTCCCGATACTGCTGAGAAGCGGCTCGATGGGTGGCCTTGTCCTTTTCGCTCTGAGCTCGTCGCCGCTCGTACTCGGCCGCGCTTATCGGCTTGCCGTACTTGTCGCGGTAGGTGTGCTCGTCGTGGATGTTCGCTTCGCGGCGCCATGACCCCTCGGGATTTTTCTGCTCAAAATGCTTCTTCGAGAGCATGTAACTGATGGCAGCCCCACCGGCAGCCCCGGCCCCAGCCGCAGCGAGATACTTCCACGTGTCGTTGGCTTCTTTGGACTCGGGATCTTTCCAGACCCATTGTCCGTCTGGCCCCCAATGCCCCGCGACGGGGTTGCCCACGTGATTGACGTATTGCCCGGGGGCGACTGGCGGAAGGGCCTCGGGTGTCGGTTGAGGTGGCACGGTGGGTGCAAGAGGGGCCGGTGTCGGGGCAGGTGGCACGCCGGTTGCAAGAGGGCTCTGATCGGAAAACGTGACAGGCCCCTCGAGCTTCTGACGCGGCTTGTCACAGGCGGCGGCGAGGGTACAGGCTGAAATGAAAAATACAAAAGATTTCATCGTTTTATCTCCTCCATGGTCGATGCGTGGCCCATTCGGGATAGCAACCGCCAAGGGCCGTGTCACGTTTTTCGGCGAGGGTCGTTAAACCAGATAGCCGTTGAGGTGCGCCCGGACGGTGGTACGATGCCTCGTTGGTTGTGAGACCAGAGCTCGCCCCGTACTCGGACACGGCCCGCGCCAGGTGGTGTCACTTGGACACGTTCTGTCAACGTAGAGACCAGACCCGCACCAACGGCTCGCGCTGAGATCCGCTACACCTAGTGTGAGTCACAACGAACAGTGGTGACACATGACCGTGATACGCGATGCGTGTTCGCTGCCCCGCCCGTGCCCTTGATCCCCAGCTTGCTGGTTAAGGGCGGGGAGCGATCCTCAAGCTAAAAAGCTAAAAAGCTAAATAGCTAAAGATCTTAAAAGCTTTTAAGCTTAAGATCTTAATAAATTAAGGAAAAACGGAACAATTGTTCAGTGCTGGAAAACTCTAGTCGTTTGAGCTCTGATCACGGGGTGGAGTCGGGGGCTTCGCCCCCGACAAGGGGGCTCGCTTCGCTCGCCCCCAGTTTGGTTTTCAATTGCTTTCGACTGGGAAGGGTGAGGGGATTGGACCTGAGTAGATCAGGAGCAATAGAGAATTCTCTATTTCCCCTATCCGCCCCAGTCGGAAGCTCGAGCGAGGGAGCAACGAAGCAGAAGCGAGGCAGAAGCGAGGAAACGGATCATGGAGAAGCCCGGGATCGGGGGGTACGTATGCCTGCGAATGATGACGAGCACGGCGATTTTGATCGGCGCCGCGGTGCTTGGAATCCGCGGAGCGGTCGGGCATAGTCTCGACGACTGGGGGGCGTTGGTTTTTTGGCTCGTCGGCAGTTATCTCGCCTTCACGGCCCTGATGCCCCCGCCACGCGAATTGGAGGGGAACCCTGATGTTTCGGATCACGGTTGAGTGCCTAACCACCGAAGAGATAGAGCATTTTTGCTTCGACAATATCCACGTGAAGTATGAAGGCAGGCCCGGCAAGCGGACAATGAAAGTGGCCGAGCTTTGCGCCTATGACGGCTTCACGGCGGCGACCCCCGCCGACGCTCTGTATGCCTGCGAGGCCGAGTGTGCGCGCAAAGAGCGAGCCGAGTGGAGCGGTGAGGATGACGACGGGGAGCCCGAAGACGAAGACGAGACCTGACCGACCCCGGCCCCAGTCGCCGCTCGAGCGCTGGGTAGACGGCCATCGGCTTTGCGGTCGGGGCTATCAGTGGGAAAGCCGCACAGCGCGGGATCAGCCCGTCTACGTCTGTCTCGGGTGTGGCGAGAGCTTCCCCGACGATTTCCCCGCCGCGAAGCTCGCGGGGGTTGGAGCATGAGCAGTGCCAGGCCCGATATGGTTTCGCGCGTGGAATCACTACACGCAGATCTTTCCACCGGATGACTTGATCCTACGCACGCTTGACCTCGAGTGCCGCTACCCGACGCAGCACGCGGAAGCGCTTGGCACCGGGTGGCGTCCGCCGATGGGCGAGGGGGGCGGCTGGGACGGGTGGATCAGGTTGCTTCGGAGGCCGAAGACGCAGCCCCCCTACGCGCCCACCGGATTGCTTCCCCGGCTTTGCCGGGTGGCCCGCCGCATGGGTTACGAGCCCCACGTCGACGACAAGCGGGAGCGGCCCCCGGAGGGCGTGCCCGAGTTCCCCAAGCTCGAGCTCCGCGACTATCAGGAGGCAGCCGTTGATGCCGCGATCAAGATGGGCCGCGGGGTGCTCGATCTGCCCCCTCGGGCGGGCAAGACTCGCATGGCGGCCGAGCTCCAACGGCGGTTGGGGCTCAACACGTTGTGGCTGGCGCCGACCGACCGGATTGTGAGCCAGACCGTAGATGTGCTCGAAGAGCACTTCGGCAAGCACTTCGCAGCCCGGCCCGAGAGTGCCGCGCACGCGGCCGAGCTCGCCCACACGCGCGTCGTGTGCATGACGGCGGCCATGGCGTCGAGGCTCACCGCGGAATGGTGCCGGACCCGTGACGTTGTGATCGTTGACGAGTGGCATCATTGCCTGTCGCCGACGACGCGTGTGCAGACGGCTACCGGGTGGGCGCCCATTGCGACGTTACGGGTTGGCGATCTGGTTTGGGCTAGTGGGCCGGGTGGATTGCGTTTGCAGCCTATCGCACGGGTGTGGCGTCGGTCTGCGCCAGGCGTGATGTTGCGGATAGTGACGACGAGAGGAACGTTGGAGGTTACCAGCGAGCATGAAATTTATACACCAACGGGAAAGCGGCGGGCGGGGGAGCTGCGAGTTGGGGGGACCGTATCAGTGCGGCAAATGTGGTCGGTTGATTGCTCGCAAGGGGCCTTGGGTGGTTCACGAGCGGGCTTGTCGTGGGCCGGATACGGGCACGCGGAAATGCCCGACGTGCGGCGTTGTCGTGCCGAAGCGCAGCTTCGGGGGCCATCGAGTGTCTTGCTTGGGGCTCAATTCCATGGCCGACCCTTCGACGCATGCTTTGGCAATGAAAAAGCGGAGCAAAAACGAGGCATATCGGAAATATCTAGCGGAACGGATGCGTGGGGAGCGCAATCCGGCAAAGCGAGTGGACGTCGTTTGGAAGCTTCGTCGGGGATGGAGGGAAGCGCACACGGGTTGCGTGCCTTATGGGCGTGGGGTCGGGGGCAAGGGGAACGGGCCGACCCCTTCGGAAGTCTTTTTGCGGGAGGGATTGTTGGATCTCGGCTTCCAATTCGAGTTCAAGATTGTCACCGGCAATCGCAAAGGGGCGCGGTGGTACTCACTAGACGCCGCTCACGAGGTCGCGCGCATAGCCGTGGAAGTGGACGGGAGCAGTCATGCTTCGCGGGGGAAAACGGATGCTCGGAAGGATGCTTTTTTGACGGGTCGGGGCTGGGTGGTGGTACGGATATCGGTGTTGGACGTGCAAGCGGGCGTGGCTTGGGTATCGCAGAAATTCTCAGCATTGCGGCAATTGAGCCCCCGAGTGATTCAGTTTTCGATCTCGAAGTGACTGAAGATCACAACTATTTTGCCGAGGGTGTCTTGGTATCCAACAGCGCTAGCAAAACTTATACCAAGGACATTTTCCCCAAGCTCGATCACGTCTTCTACCGCTACGGGATGACGGGCACGCACTTTCGCAGCGGCGACGACGCCATGGCCATGCACGCGCTGTTGAGCGAGACGATCTACCGACTGTCACCGCTCGAGCTCCTACAGCGGGGCCACCTAGTGCCCACGCACGTGTGCTTCGTTCCGGTGGGCAGCCCCCGACTCCGGGGGGTTGGGCGGACCTTCCACGGGGGGTTTGGGACGGCGGGCGTCCATGAGCACGAAGACCGCACGAGAATGGCTGTAGAGGCCGCTCTGAGCCTTCATACGCTCGGGCGAAGGGTTATGGTCCTAGTGGGCACGAAAAGCCAAGGACGGGCCATCCAGGGCGCTCTACGGCAGTGTTTGCCCCTACCTCCCCCAGCCGCAGAGTTCGAGGCCGTGGAATTCCTATCCACCGACCGGCCCCGCCGCGTGCAGCAAGGCGTGATCGACAGCTTCCTGACGAGCCAGGAGGTAAAGATCCTGATCGGCACCACGATTCTCGGCGAGGGGGTGGATCTGCCCGCGGCCGACGCCCTTGTGTATGCCCGCGGCGAAAAGGCCGAGGTGTCGTTGACGCAGGCGGTCTACCGGGTGGGGACCGCGGACGGAGCGAAAAAGGCCGCGATCGTGGTCGACTTCGCCGATCGTCACCACAAGCACTTGCTCGAGCACTCCCTTGAACGGTTGCGGCTGTACTACCGTGAGCCGACATTCACGTTGACGATACTCGACGATCCAGGCCAGCTTGCAGGGTGGGCGGCCAAGGTGCCGTGACACGTTTTTGTGCGGCGAGCGTTATCCCAGGTGAGGGCTGATGACGCCCGCGAAATGTCCCCGACCGATGCGATCCAAGCCCCGCGTCGGTCGGGGCTTTTTTCCCTACGGAGGCGAAGGGTATGGATCAATCCGCAGTGCAATTGCCGCAAGTGGCGGCCATGAGTGACGAAGAGCGGGCGGAAGCGCAGCGCAACGTGGCGATAACGCGCGAGCACCTATTGCAGTGGCTACATGCCACGCAACGCGACTGGATCACGTTCAACGCGATCGATCTCGTAAAGGCGCTTTCCGACGACGGGATCAGGGCCTTTCAGGGGATCGTGGCCGCTTATCGGGACTACCGACGAGGCAAGCGCACCGGCCGAAAAATCGAGGAAACCGACCCGCGGACGGGCAAAACCTTCGTGGTCGATGAGGTATACGGCGAACAGCTCTCGGTGGTTGAGGCCGAGCAAGCGTTGCGATACCTTCTCGGGATGGTTCGGGAGCTTGATCCTACCTGGACGCTCGCAAGACTGTGACCGACTGACACACGGGGGGTGCGCTGTGCGACGGCTGGCGATTGCGCATGCGTGCTCCCCACCACAACGCAAAACGGAGCAAGACGAATGGGCTCAACCATGCAGCTCGAGGCTACCCTTTTGTCCGATTACAACTTCTGGCGTGCTCAGACGTGGCACACGAAGCAATTGCGCGAGAAGGGCTACCTTCGGGATCTCAAGCTCAAGAAGACGGCGCCCGCGTTCACGGCGCTTGGCCAGTGGTGCGGGGAGCGTGGTATTGATCCGCGGCGGTGGATCTATTTCCGCTTTGCGTCGCGCAATTGGCGCTTCGCCCCACGGTTGGATCAATTGATCCCGAGCAACAAACGCGAAAACGAAACGATCCAGAAGTACAAACTGCTCAAGACAACGCCAGCCTTTTCCCACCGAGTGCACGAGCAAAGTCGTTTCCACGCAGAGCCCACCGGCGTTTATTGGGACGTGAACCGCGACATAAGCCACCTTGCCGAAGCCATCAAACGCCGCTACATAGCCACAAATCAGCTCGAACGATGCATGAGTGAAATGGACTCGCGCACGTTTGGCTACCATCCCAGAAGCAGAGTGTGTGAACGTTGCCCCGCGGCCACGGAGTGCTTGCGTCGTCTGCAAGCGAAGGCCCCCTTCGATATCGTCGCGTTGCGGCGAGGCGACGTTGACTTGCAATCCTGCTACGTGACAGCACAGCGGACACGGAGCTAATCAACATGAATGCACCGAGCGAAGCCACGCGATTGCCCTTCGACCTACAGTTTCAGATGGGCCTGTTACGGCTCATGTGCGAAGATGGGCACTTCGGATCTATCATCGGCAAGCACCTAAAAGCCGAATACTTCGAGGATGAGGCCCTAGCGTGGGCCTGGCTCTCGGCCCAGTCGCACGAGCAACGCTACGGGCAATATCCGGCCCTGGCGACGTTGCGGCAGTACGCGCAGCAAGCCGATCCGCGTGTTGCGGCGTTGTACGCGGCGATGGTGCAACGGGTGGAGCAAACCCCGTTGATTGACGAGCAATGGATGCGCGACGCGGCCGTGTCATTCTGCAAGCGCAATCTCTTCGTGGCGGCTGTTCAAGAGTCGTCACGCGACTACAACAAGGGCAACCTAGCGGAAGCTTACGAGCGGCTTGCGCGGGCGAGCGAAGAGCTCGAAAAAGCGACTTGGACCACGCCCGACGCAACGCTCTTCTTCGATGATCTGTATCGGCGGCAGATCAAGCGCATTACAGGTGAGAGTGAGGGGGCGACGGTGGCGACGGGGATTCACGAGCTCGATAAGCTTCTCGGCGGGGGACTGTCGAAGGGCGAGCTCGGTTGCTGGATCTCGGTGGCGAAGGGTGGCAAGTCGACAATGCTCGTTACGATGGGCGTGTCAGCGACGAGCGTGCAAATGATGCGCGTTGCGCACTTCATTTTTGAGGGTGGGCGCACGCAAGTGGAAAACCGCTATGAGTCGTCATTTACGGGCGAAGCGTATCAGGAGATCAAGCACGGGTTGAGCTCCGACGCTTACGTGAGAGCGGCTGAACAGTACAAGTATCTCAGGGGCAAGCTCTATCTGCATGCGATGGTGGACTCGTGGGATCACACGATAGTGGACGTGTCCGAGGCAATGCGCTCGCTCAAGCGAGTGCACGGATGGGACCCCGACGTTGTGATCATCGACTATGGCGACTTGCTCAGTGGCAGGGACAAGAACTATCGCAGTGAGACGCAGAAGCAGAAAGCAGTGTTTCGGGATCTGAAGCTCTTTGCGGCGCGGGGCTATGCGGTGTGGACGGCGAGCCAAGTGCAGCGGCCCGGGGAGGGCTCAGAGGAAACCGCCGACTGGATCTATAGCCGGCAGATCGCCGACTGTTACGAAAAAGTGCGCGTGTGCGATTTCCTCGGTAGCTTGAACCAGTGCCGGCAGGAAAAAGACGAGAAAGTGATGCGCGTATTCGCGGAGATCTACCGGGACAACGCGGCGGGCTTGCGCTTCTGCCTCTATTGCGACTTCTCACGCATGTTGATCGAATCGCGGCCGGGTATCCGAAGCTCTGTCATGCCTGACCTGTACGCTTCGAGTAGTCGGATCGGTGGAAAAACGGATATCCAAAAGCCCACGGGTGCGGTACAAACCGCGCATCAGATCAACGCTTGGGGCATGCATGGACCTTCGTAGCGCAATCGATCACTTCGATCTTGAGCGGTTTGTGCAAGACCACGGGGGCGCCGAAAAGCAGCCCGGGGAGTGGACCCTTTTTTGCCCGTGGTGCGGCAAGCCAAAGCTCATTGTGAGCATGCGGCTTCGCACGTGGCATTGCTGGCGGTGCCAGAAGTACGAGCTTCGATGGACGGGGACGCGCTACAAGCGCACGGCGGTGGCAGGGGCGGGCGGTGTGCTTCAACTCGTGATGGCGCTCGAGCGTTGCACGCGGCAAGAGGCCGAAGCCCGGCTTCTGCGGGGCAACGTGCGGCGGCCGGGATCGCTCGAGAAGGTGGAGCTCGAAGCGTTGCCGGTGATCGCGGGCCCTGCGAAGTGGGGTGCCCCCATTGCCCCGCCCCCAGCCGTGCGCCCGTTCGGCGAGCTCCCCCCGTACCTTGCGCAACGGGGCCTTACCATGGATGACGTGCGGGCCTTTGGGCTCACGTGGTGCGACGGTGGGCGGTATCACAATCGGGTGATTTTTCCCGTCTTCGAGCGGGGAGCGCTCGTCTACTGGCAAGCGCGGGCTATGTGGGATGACACGAGCCCGCAGCACGTCAAGACGCTCAATCCCCCGCGGTGCGTGGGGGCCTTCACAAGCGCCGAAGTGCTATTCAACTACGATCAGGCGATCCAGGTAGGGCGTGGGCACGTGTGCATCACAGAGGGCCCTATAGACGCCGTACACGCGGGTTTAGACGCCGTGTGCACCTTCGGGAAGCAGATCAGCCCGACGCAGATCGGCAAGCTTCTTTCAGCGGGTGTTGCATCGCTTGATCTCATGTGGGATGCAGACGCGGAGGCCGACGCGGCGATGGTAGGAGCGCAGCTTGCTTCGCTGTTTCGTGTGCGGCTCGTGCGGCTCCCCTCGGGGGACCCGGGCGACTGGCCACGCGAACATCTGCAAGCTTTCCGAGCGCAAGCGCTCGAGCTCCACCGACCGTCGAGGCTGTCAGCAGTCTAGGGGGGACGGTGAAACGCAAGACCACGCTTCTTCTTGAGCAGGAGGCGCTCGATCTCATTGACGAGGTGGCGAAGCTTCGTTTGGGTATCGGGCGTAGTGCTTTTCTTACGCTGGCCGGGGTTTCCCTGGCGGTGCAGTTCGCGGGGATCGTTCCCCGTCCGAAGCGCAAGCATAGTCTCGAAAAATTGCAGCACGTTCTCGCTGGGGTACAGGAGGCTATGGAAAAAGCCTTGTAATGCCGCGGACATGGGGGAGGCTCCGGCTTTTGCGGGTTTTAGTGGATTACTTGTTGCATTTTACTCCTATCCGCCATAGCGTTCTGAAATTCTGAGGGTTTACAATAACTTGTCAATTTTGACCTGCGGCTGCGGGATTGTCGCAGTGCGGCTTTGAGGCCGTGAATTCGAGGGGGCTTGGATGAAACCTACAGAAGCGGAAGGCGGGGCTCTGCAAGAGTACGGCGCGGCCATCGCAACGGTGGCGCGCAGCGCGGCGCCCGTGGCTCGGCGAAGCGACGTGATCGGCTACACGCGCGACGACTACGCCCAAGAGCTCGCCCTAGTCGCAACACAAGCGCGCCAGCGCTTTCGGGATGATCATGGTTTCTCGACGACGCAGGAGCGGCGTTATGTGCTCAAGAGTCTTTGGAACCATGTTCGGGATCGCATGAAAACGCGTGGCCGTGTTGCTGGGCTCCATGCGCACAATCGTGCGGCCACGCTGATTGAAAGCGTTGTGCGTGGGCCGATCAATCCGTTTCCGCAGTACGATGCCCGCGAGTATGCGCGACGACTTGAGCGGGATCTCGGGTCGACAGATGTGGCTTTGGTGCGGCGTCTTGCTGAAGCCGGGGGCCACGTGCCGAGGGCGCATGATCCGCAAGTGGACGGGAGCTTGCGCACGTTTCGGCGGACTGTCGATCGTCTTCGACAAAGAGCCGAAGACTTGCGGCCGTAGGTTGTCCCGTTTTTGCGTCACATGCGTTAGACCAGGCGTGCGCAGCGACGCGCGAAGCGCAAGGGAGGTTCAATGCTATTGCCCCTACGACGAGAGGGAGGCCGGTGGATTGCGACTGGTCCCCTCCCCAACGATGTGCGGATCAAAGAGACGCCGGACGGTCAGATCTTTACCAACGCAGCGGGCGAATCGCAGCCCGAGTGTTTTGGGCGGTATTGGGAAGCCGTTGGGCCTGACAATGACGATTGCTCCGTTTGTGAGCTCGAGCCGGTCTGCAAGTACGCCGTCGTTCACGTCTACTTGCCCACCGTGTTGGGGGAGCTCGAGACACAAATTGACGAGGCGACCGTTGAGACTTTGGCGCCTGAGCTCGACCTCAATCACGAAGCAGTGCGGGCGTTGCTGGCCGACTATCAAGCGGCGCATCAACCGGAGTCGGCTGCGAGCAAGGCGAAGCGTCCGAAGCGGGCTCCGCGTCAACGGGTGGCGGCCTCGGTTGGCGTCGACGCAAAAGGAGCTCCGACCGAAAACCCTACGTTGGCCCCGGCTGCACAACTTGTGACGGTCGGGGCGTCTCAAAATCTGATAGCAAGATTCTCTGCCCGGATTGCGGAGGTGTGGGACGCCGAGCGACGAGTGTGGCTGCGCCCGTGGGAGTCGAAGTGGCGGCGGGATCAGGAGCGCAAAGCGAACGAGTGGATTGCGCGGCTCGTGCAGGGGATGATCCTTCGCAGGAGTTACGCGGGGAGGTGGTGGGAGGTGGAAGTTTGCCGATGGGCCTACCGCTTCCACCGAATCAAATTCCCCACGTTGCAGGCGGCAACGGAGGCGTTGTTGCAAGAGGCATCCCGCTTCCGCCGAATGCGAGTGGTGAGGTTGAGCTCCCCCGAGCAAGTAGCGCAGTGGTGGTGCCTGCCCCGACTGTTGATCCCCCAGGTGGCCGTGCCCCACGAAGTCAAAGCGGCAGTGGAGCTCGAGGTGTCACGGCTGCGCAACGTGTTTTGGCCAGGCGGTTTACAGTTAATCCCCCAGCAAGATGCATACGGTTCGCACCGGAAGCGGGCGTGAGCACGAAGGGGGGATCGGTTTATCTCGGGCCTGATGCGGCATTGCGGTGCTTGAGACTGATGCATGCAGGATCGGATCTGACAGACGCTTTGGATATCGTGACCGCATGGCCGTGCAATTGAGAGCATTCTACGAGACCGTCGTAGATCCGCAGCGACGCATTGTTGACGACGCCGAGACTTTCGGCCGGTTGATTGCGTGGCTGCGGACGCGGCGGGCTATCGTGGTTGACTACGAAACGAGCGGCCTTGCTTGGTTTCGGAAAGCTCGGATCTGCGGTGTTGGGTTGGGGGCGTGGGATGACTCCGGGCGTTTCTTTGCTGCCTACGTGCCGATCAGGCATCGCACCTTGCAGCCCCAACTTGACGCCGACCGTGTGTTGCCCGCGGTCGGCGCTCTTCTCGCTGATGAGCGGATCACCAAGATCGGCCACAATCTGAAATTTGAGGATCACATGAGCCGCGTTGACGGCATGGTGATCCGTGGGCCGCGTTACGACACGCAGGTTGCAGCGCACTTGTACGATGAAAATCGGCCCACGCAGCTCGAGCGGCGGGCGCTTGATGACTTGGGCGACCGAAACGCTTTTGAGTACAGCAAGCAAGTCACGGAGGCGATTGCGGAGCTTGCGCACGCCAATGGGTTGAAGCGAGAACCCTATCGAGCTTTGTATGGCTACAGTGAGCTCGACACGCAGTTTTGCGGCCGGTATTGCTGCACCGACTTGATTCACACGGCGGGCCTTTACAGCAAGTATGAGCGTTGGGGCGTTTCACGTTACTTCGGTGAGCTCTGTCAGACTGAGATGAGGCTCACCGAGGTGATTTGCGACATGGAGTGCGCCGGCCTTCCGTTGGATATCCCATATCTTGAAGCGCTCAAGCAAACGGTCAGAGCGACGAAGGCGCAGCTCGAGCAACGGTTGTGGGAAGCGACCGGGGGCTATGACATCAATCCCGGGTCGGACCCCGAAGTGCGTACTCTACTCAAAGACGTTTTGCGGTTGCCGCTGCACATGCTCACCGACACGAACGAATACAAGGTGAATGCTGAAGCGCTTGGGGAATTCACCGACAATCCCGTGGTGCGCTTGCTGCTTCAATGGAGGGAAGCCGACAAGATCGATACCACCTACACGTCGAGTATTATCGCGCGATGTGATGCGCGGGGGTATCTCTTCGCTGATCTGAAACAGAATGGCACCGTGACGGGTCGGCTCTCGTGCGACAATCCCAACTTCCAGAATTTTCCCTCTGAGAGCAATACGCGGGCGCTTGCTGCGACAGGAAAAGAGCTCAAAGAGGGAGGCAAAGATCCGTGGTCGATACGGCGAGCTTTTGTCATGCGGGGGCCCGAATGGGCCCGCGTGTTTCTCGACTACTCGCAGATCGAGCTTCGGGTGCTTGCTCACTACTCGCGCGATCCGATCATGGTCGACGCGTTCTTGCAGGGCGAGGACGTTCACGACAGGACGGCGCGGGAGGTTGGCGAGATCTTGGGAACGAAGGCCGAGCGGCGGATCGCAAAGGTTGTGAATTTCGGCCTAAGCTTCGGGATGAGTGCGGTCGGGTTGAGTCGTAAAGCTAAGATCTCGATGGATGACGCCGAGAAGTTCTTGCAGGCGTTTTTCACACGGTATCACGGCGTTAAAGGGTACTCGCAGGAGCTCTGGGGGGCGGCGCGGCGCGACAGGGGCCAGTGGCGAAACATCTTCGGGCGGCGGCGTACCGTCAAGGCTCTGTTGAGCGAACACCTGGCCGAGAAGTCGGCTGCCGAGCGGCAAATGATTGCGAGTGCGATCCAGGGGACGGCGGCCGAGCTCACCAAGGCGAGCTTGGTGCGGATCGCCGACTGGCTCAAGCAGGCAGGCGTGCCCGCAATGCTCGTCAACACGGTGCACGACGAGATCCAGCTTGATACGCCCCGCGAGTACGTGCCGATCGTGGTGCGTGAGTGCAAAGCACTGATGGAGTATTTCCCGCAATTCGCACCGATTCCGGTGCTAGTGGACGCTGATTTTTCAATTGAGACGTGGGCTGATAAGCAGCCTTTCGAGCCCGAGGGGGGAACATGAGCCACCAAGAATTGGACAGCTTTATCGCCCGATTGCAGGGGATTCCAAGCTTCAACATCAACATGATAGTCGACGACGGACTCCGCGTGACTCCGTGGTATGAGGTGGGCCGCGAGATCTGGCGGGATCTCGTTATCGACGAGCTCACCATACGTGATCAGCTCGAGAAGATTGCCGCGCAGATCCAGCAATGGGGGCGTCTGTCGGCGACGGCACGGCGGGTGTGGCAGATGCAGGAGCGCGGCTATCGTGCTTGGCGCTCGGCTTTCCTGCTACGGGAAATGAATCCCCAGGGGCAGCCCGAGGGGTGGAAAAAGCCCACCAAAGAGCAAGTCGAAGCCATGTATCGGGTCGATCCCGAATACCATAGCTGGCAGGTATTGGTTGAGGAAGCCGAGGAAGCCTTCAACGCAGCCGAGGCCCTATTGCAAGCCTTCCGGGCAAAAAAGGACGTGCTCTTGCGGTACGTGTCCGTGTGGCATGAAGCTGGGGCGCCCACGGCGCGATGACCCGTTTTCGGGTGCCCGTCGTTAGACCAGGGTGGACACGAAAGGAGCCATTGAGCGATGACTAGTTATTCGCAGTACCCGCAGCCCGGCCAATACCCGGCCCAGTCGCAGCCCCCGCAGTATCCGGCGCAGCCCCAGGGCTATCAACAAGCCTACCAGGCGCCCCAGGGGGCCCCTCAACAGCCGCATGCACCGCAGCAATACCAACAGCAGGCCGCGCCTGCGTATGCGCAGCAGGCGCCGCCCCAGGCCGCTTACGGGGCATCACAGCAAGCGCCCCAGACTCAGCAGCAGGCGTATCAACACGCGGCGTCCTACGACGTTGACGACGCGGCCGTGGCGGCTGCGTACCAAAACACGTCGGCGCCCGGTGCAGGGCGGGGGCCGACTCCGCAATTTTTGAAGATCCCCGGGCCGCGTGGGCAACAGACGTGGGATGCGAGCGTGCCGCTGCAATACAGCAACTATGTGATCATTCGCATTCTGGGCCCGTCCGCGCCAGGCAAGCCGATCTTCGTTGAGAGCAAGACGCACTTCTACAAATCGCACAAGTATCCCAAGGGCCGTGTGCTTGGGTATCAGGGCGAAAACTCTCTTTTCATGCAGGCTATTGCCGAGGCCGCGCGGAGTAACGAGGCACGCTTGCAGAAGATTGCCACGGAGTTTGGCCGCGTCCGTTGGCAGTATTTCTACAACGTGCTTGATCTGAGCCATCCCGAGAGCCACTACGGGCAAGACGGCGTGATGAGGCCCTACCTACTGTCGGCGGGGCGGCAGCTCCACCGGGACATCGGAAATCTTAGTGATCACCGGGGTGGGATCTCCCGGATCGTGTCGAATGAGCACGGCCGCGCGATCCGGTACACGAAGACGAAGAACGGGCCCGAGCCCATGAACGTCGAGTATGACGTGCGCGACGAAGACCCTTCGCCTCTGCACCCTTACTTTTACCCGGCGACGCACAATATGTGGGATCTCGAGGCCCAGATCCAGAACCCGACGCAGGATGAGGTTTTGGAGGCGATCCGCGAGCTCAACTTGCCCATGCCGGCAATGGGGCAATCCTTTGGGCAAGTACCGTCGACGTATCAGCAGCAAGCGCAGAGCATGGCTTACAGCCCGAACCCGAATCCGCCGTATCAAAACCCCTACCCGGCGCAGTATGCGACGCAGGGTGCTCCCCCGGCCGCGGGCGGTGCAGTGGCGGCCCCGCCACCATATCAGGCGAGCCAGGCACGGATGCCTGCGGAGCAGCCCCCGCCACCGGCCATGGCGCAAGGCATGCCCAGCGCGCCCCCGCCAGTCGGAGGCTACCAGCAGCAACCGGGTGGGCTTCCCCCGCCCCCGCAGCCCCCGCCGATGACGCCCCCGCCTGTGAGCTCGGGAGGGGCGGCTCCAAGTGGGTATCCGCCGCTGCCAGGCAATCCCCCTTTTTGAGCCCACGGGATGACGGTCGGCACTTATGCTTTGGGGCGCATGAGCCGGGGGCTCGCATGTGCGAGTTTTGCCCGAGCGAAGTGCTCGGGCCATGCGTACAGCGAAGCCCCCGCCGTGCCCCTCGGGATGACATGAAGGCCAGCAGTGCGGAGCTCGTGGCGCTCGAGCGGCGACTACGGGGGGAATGATGGCAAAGGCACGAAGCAAGGGGGCCTCGAAGAAGAGTCGCAAGACGGCGACGAGTAGGGCCACAAGGGAGGCGAAGCCCCGCAAGCGAGTGGCAATCAAGAGTGATCCGTTGCGCGAGTATCAGGCCATGATGCGCAAAGAGAGCATTGCTCGCGTGGTGGCTTTGTCGAATGACGAGGCTATGCCCAACATACGTGGGCGGATCAGCACGCAATCGCTGGCGCTAGATAGGGCGCTACGGGGTGCACAAGATCCAGCCGATTGGCCTGGCGGCGTTCCGATGGGGCGTGTCACTGAGATTTTTGGCCCCCCGTTCATTGGCAAGAGCACCTTGCTGGATCACTGCTTCGCGTCGGTGCAGCGTATGGGCGGCGTTGCCGTGCTCATTGATACGGAGGTAAGTCGAGATCGGCACTACACGGAGCGGCTCGGTGTTGATCTGGCGGCGTTGCAACCGTTGGAGTTCGAGCGGGGCGAAATGTTCATTGAGAACGTGATCCGCGCCGTCTACTGCTCCATTGATTTCTGGGCATCGCACTATCCCGACATGCCTGTGCTGATAGGCTGGGACGCCCTTGGGGGCACGGGTACAGAAGACGAATGGTCCAAGGGTATGCAGTCTGAAAGCAAGCTCAAGCCGGGTGCCGCTGCGAAGGCGATGCACAGTGCGACGCGCCAGCTTGCGCCGCGTTTGGGTGGAACGCGTATCGCGTTTGTCATTCTCAATCACGAGTACGAAATGATCAACACGACGCCCGGACGTTTCGGCAAACGGCGCGAGACTTACGGCGGGTCGGGTGTGCGGCACGCGGGCTCGGTACGCATTCAGCTCTATAGCGGCGGCAATCAGATCAAACTTTCGGACGGTCGGGTTATTGGGCGTGAGGTGGTGGCGAAGCTCGTCAAAAACAGGCTCGGCGAAAACAGTCAAGTGACGGTGCCTATCGTCGGCGGGCGCGGCTGCGAGAATGTTTACACGTTGTATTCCGACTTCAAGAGCGTGGGGATCTGCGTCACCAACGGATCATGGGCGCAAATCAATTTGGACGGCGAGATCTTGAGCTTTCAGGGATGGGCAGGATTGCGCGCGAAGTGCGCCGAAGACCCGACACTCTTTGACCGACTCGTGGCGGTGTGGAGGGAGCATTGTGCCAATTTATACCTATGATTGCGCGGAGTGCGAGCGGGTTGTTGACGTTCTTGTGTCCTATCAGGACCGTGACGGGGAGCATGCTTGCTCGGTCTGTGGGGGCTCGCTTGTGCGTCACGGAGTGAGTGGTTTTCAGCTCGGCAAGTCGGCCTATCAAATGCAAGCCGTGCTTGCCAACGGTGATCACATCAAAGGCCATTTTGGGAAGGATGCAAAACGGCGAAAGCGAAAGGGGCAATGATCGGTGGAAAGCGGCGAGCTCCACGTGTCATGTTGCGGCCGGCAAGTGGCATTCTCGAGATCCTGTTGCCCGAGTATCATCCCACGGCAACCTACGAGGTTTGCCTCGGGGCGCACCCCACGGCGTCGGAGATCTGCGACTGGCTAGGTCACGTGGCAGAAAAGCGGTGGGCCAGCCCGGAGGTTTTGGGCCACCTTGTTTTGGCAATGGATAAGGTGATCGGATTGCAGGGGCTACGATGATCTTGTTTTCGGATATCCACCTACGAGAGCAGTGCGCCGACGTGGTGCTCGGGGAGGTACTTCCGGGGCTGCGCGAGGCGTGTGTTGCGCGTGGTGAAAAAGAGGCCGCGTGCTTGGGCGACTTTTTCCACCTGCGTTATCGGATCGATGCGCGGGTGCTCAATGGCGTACTCGATGAGTTCCGCCGCTGGCGCGACGCTGGAATTCACTTGCACTTGTTGCCAGGGAATCACGATCAATACGAGATCCGCGGGCGCAATGCGCTCGAGGTGTTCCACGAGCTCGACAACGTGACGGTCTACACGCAGCCGACGCAGACCCCGCGGGGGCTTTGGCTGCCCTACCGCAAAGACGCGACAGAGCTTCAGCAAGTGCTTGCCTCGCCCCCCTCCCCAGTCGGGCGCAAGGTGCTCTTCGCCCATATCCCGATCCGCGGTGCGGTCATGAATGACGCAGCGACGGACACCGAGGGCGTGCCCCTCGAATGGCTCGCCCAATGGGACGTGGTTTTTTGCGGGCACTATCACAAACGGCAGCAAGTAGCGGCTCACCGTTGGTATGTGGGAAGTGCTTGGCAGACTCGGGCCGATGAGAGCGGCCAAGCAAAGGGTTTTGCGGTGTGGCATGAGCAAGCCGGCCGTATTGAGTGGGTGGATACGGCTTGGGGCCCGCGGTATCACCGGATCACCGTTCACGCAGGCGACAAGCTCGATCTGTCGGGTGTGGCGCAGCGGGATGACTTGCGAGTGCGGGTGATAGGCCCTGGCGCCGAAAAGGCTGCGGAAAGTTTCCATAAGGCAATCGCAACTACCGGGCAGTTTCGAGTTACGGTGACGCCCGAGCTCGAGCACGTCGAAGCTCGGCTCGACGTTGTGGACGGCGCCGATCTGAGCTCTTACGTGAAGGCGTATGTGGCCCAGCAAGCGGAGCCTGGGGAGCATGGGGCGTTGCTCGCCGTGTTCAAGGAGATCACGGGTGTGGAGATCCGGCCATGAAATTTGAGAGCGTGGAGATCGAGGGGTATGGCAGCTATTACGGTGTGCATACGGTGCCGCTTGCCGATCAGGGGCTCGTGCTCGTGCTGGGGGACAATCAAGACGAACCCCGTATGGATAGCAACGGAGCCGCAAAAAGTACCATCTTCGAGGCCATTGATTGGGCGTTGTTTGGCGTGGTGCCGAAAGGTGATCACGTCGATTCTATCATCAACGACGAGTCTAGCTTTGCGCGCGTGCGAGTGTCTCTGTTTGACGCCGATCATGCGTGCCCCGTGGTGGTGCAGCGTGAAAAGACCCGAGCGAAGGCGGGCAAGCTTCAATACTGGGTTGGTGGGCAGAGCTCAAACGAGGCGTTGGACGTGCGCGAGACGCAGCGGCTTTTAGAGCAAGAGCTTGGCCTTGATCGGGACGTGTACCACGCAGCGGTGTTTTACGCGCAATCAGATTTGCTCAAGTTCGCTGAGAGTACCGAAGCGAAGCGCATGGAGCTCTTGAGTAAGATCTTGCCTGAGCTTCGGCAGATTGACCTATGGCTCGAGCCCGCAAAGCAATTGGCGAAGCGCTACGCAGACGAAGCGCACCGGGCTTTGGTGCAGAGCTCGACAACGCAGACGCGAGCCGAAGAGGCCGCGCTGGCGGTGAGTAACTTCGATCAGCAAGTGCGTGACTGGGAAGCGAACCGGGAGCAACGCTGCCAAGCGATTCTGATGGGAAAGCAGCAGCAACAGCAAGCTCGGGACAAAAACCTTGAATTGATCGAGCAAATACGGCGCGCAGAGCTTGAGCTCGCAGGCATGCAGGCGCCCCCGAGTGAGATGGACGCGGCGCTTGCCGAGGAGATCAAAGCGGCGCGCAGCAACGAGAGTGCTTGGCAGGGACGGTTGAGAGCGTCGCGGGAGCAGATTGCTCGGTTGAATGGTCGCAAGCAACGGTTGCAACAAGAGCGGTCGGGCGCTTGTTCGCTATGCGGTCAGCCGATCACTGAGCAACACTTGGCAAAGGAATTGGCAGCGCTCGATCACGAAGTGCACAGCGAAGGGCTCACTGCGACAGAGGCCGAGTGCTCGGCCGCGGGGTGGAATCAACGCGTTTTGGAGTGCCAGAAAAAGCATGATGAGATCCGGCGAGCCGCGGCTGCGCTCGCTCAACGACGCGGCGAGCTCGAGGGGTGGCTGCACCATGCCCGCCAGTCGGTGAAAGATCCCACGGAGTTTGACGAGCACCTTGCGGCACTCGATAGGGAATATGCTTCATGGCGCAATGCGTACAATCCGGTGCAGCAACAAAAGGAGCAGTGCCGGGAGCGTGCTTCGGGGTTGTTGCAGCAAGCCGAAGTCGCTCGGCAGACGGCGCAGAAGTGGGCTGACGCACAGAAGCTTGCCGACTTTTGGGTGGCGGCTTTTGGTGCGAAGGGGCTTCGCTCTTACGTGCTGGATCATCGGCTCAAAGAGATGACCGACGCTGCAAACCATTGGGTGCGTCTGCTCACCGGGGGCACGATATGGGTGCGCTTTGAGACGCAGAGGATGGGACGGAGTACGCGGAAGCTCTCGAACGAGATCAACATACGAGTGTTTCGTTTCAATCCTGATGGCAAGATCACCGAGCGCAATTACAAGTCGTGGTCGGGTGGCGAGAAGCGGCGCGTGGGGTGGGCAATCGATTTCGGTTTGTCGCGGCTGATTGCGGCTCGTGCTACCAAGCGTTACGACATGCTTGTACTCGATGAGGTGTTTCGACACGTGGACGCTTCGGGCGGCGAGGCCGTGATCGAGATGCTTCACGAGCTCCGCAAAGAGCGAAGCTCAATCTTCGTGATCGAACATGACTCGGGGTTTCAGGCTCACTTTGAAAAGCAGTGGCTTGCGGTGAAAAAGAACGCGCGGAGCTCACTGCAAACGGTTGTAGAGGGGGTGTCCGATGGGCAGCGTTTCCAAGTTACCAAGGGCGGCGAGACGGGTGCGGGGAAAAGCAAAAAGGCTCTACCGCCTAGTTCCCCTGCTAAGGCCCGGCGCAAACCTGCCCGAAGAGCAGGCTAGCTTTTTGGGGCTCAATCGGGGGCAGGCGATTTTTCTTGACGCCGAAGAGCAATCGCTTGGCGACTTTCTGTTTCTGTCGGTGCCCGAGGACTCGAGCCAGGAAGCCTTGCGCGTGATACAAGAAAACGCCGTGCGGTTGTTCGACAAGCCGGTTGTGCTTGTCACGCACAACCTAGCTTTCCTGCGTGTGGATCAAGTGAGTGAAAACGATGCCAAGCGACTCATGCAGCGAGAAATTGCGGAAGCGAAGGCCCATAGTGACCGACTCCGTGAGCTCGCCAGGCAAGCCCTTGCCGAGACAAACGGCGCGGGTGGTGCGGACAATGGCGCTCGATCCGGGGTTGGCGTTGACGGGGCTAGCGGTGGTGAGGTGGGGCTTGGGACCGCCGCAAGTCGAGACGGTGTTGCTGCTCAAGACGGAGAAGGCCCGGAAAAAGGAGCTTCAACAGATCCGGGTGTCGAGTGACGATCAGCGACGGATGCGTGAGATCTGGGTTGCCGTGCAGCATGCCATGATCGAGGCAAAGCCCGTGGCTGTGGCGATTGAGGCATACAGCCCGATACCCGGCAAGCAAGGTGGGGGTGCGTGGAAGGTGGGGGCGGTGACTCAAATGCTGATGGCTCTTTGTTGGTCGCAGGGTGTCGAGCCGGTGATTGCCCGACCGGCCGATTTGCGGCGGCGCTTTCTGAAGCAGGGCGACGGAACCAAAAGCGCCATTGAGCAAGCGGTCGGCGATGAGATATCCGGTGCAGCGGCGGCGCTCGAGCAATTTCCGCGGTCGAAGCGGGAGCACGTGGCGGACGCGATAGGTTACACGGCGATTGCTTACGACGAAATGATGAGAATCCGCCACCTGGCGGGGCTATAGGGGTTACACCGATGGCAGTGAGCAAGAAGAAGGCCACGAAGAAGGCCACGAAGAAGGCTACGAAGAAGAAGGCGAAGCGTACGCCCGTCCGGGCGAAGGCAGAGGCCCCGGAGGCTGCGGCTGAGAGTAGCGAAGCGGCGGCGTCCAAGCCGCCCCCGCCCCCTCCCCCGGCAAAGGAAACCAAGGCCCCTGCCCAGTCGCCAGCAAAGGACGAAGAGCCGGGGCGCGTCTGGCGCGTCTTGGTACAGATCGACAATTCGCTGTATGGTCGGTTGCGGACAATAGCGCAACGTGAAAATGCGCTGTTTCCGGCCGACGAAGAGTTGAGCATAGCGCAACAAGCGGCGGTGTTGCTTGAGGCAGGTGTCACCATGTGGGAAGAGGACGGCGAGGAAACCATGGGGGACGGTTTTCTTGACGATCCAGAATACTCAACCGCCCTTTCGGCTGCTATGACCGGGAGGGTTATTACCCCAAGGTAGGAGCCAAATGCGGGGGGGAATTTTGGCACTCACGACGGGCGATGCTCTCGTGCCGGTGTTTTCCATGCTGGCGCGTGCAATCGCTTCGAGATTCAAAACAGATCCGAGCCTAATCAAAGCGGGCCTCGAAGTGCGCGAAGGCAAATTGATGCCTTCGTTTGGGGTGCCCGCAAGCGCGCTTGAGAAGTCGGGCGTTGCAGAGGATGAGGCTCGAGAGATCATGCGTCAAGCGTGGACAATGGCGCGGCCGTTGGTGCAGCGGTCGTTGCTGAGTGTCCGGGGGCGCTGGCATGAGCTCGGGTGACGTTAAGCGCAAGGTACGTCGCCCGCTGATCTCAATAACACGTGAAGCCGAGCCCGGGGTGGTAGAGGCCCCGAAGGCTGTGCTTGACGAGCGGGGCGTCAACCGTGAGGAGCGCGAAGCATGGCGCCGCGCGATGGGCAACGAGTATGTCTACAATCCGCGTGGCATCACATTGGCCCAGCTTGCGAACAATCCGCGGCTCGGTAACATACCCATTGGCACGGTTGTGCAATGGTCGCGGTGGGACAATTGGGTTGAGCTCCGCAAGGCGTTCGGCGAGCGAGTGCGCCGAATGGTTGAAACGCGGATCGCTAATGACCACGTGCAAGCGCAGATTAACGAGCTTCGCTACCTTATCAAGATGCACGGGGACTTACAGAAGAAGCTCGAAGTGGCGATTGCTGATATGCCGCTCAAGTCTTGCGAGGCCGCAATCGGTGCGTTTCTCAAGCTCGATGAGCGGATCGATGAGCGGCGCCAGCAATTGCGGGCGGTGCTTGTGCAGCGCAATCCGCCCGAGGAGCCAGGCGAAGACGCGGAGGCCGCGGCGCCGACCGCAGCTCAGATCACGCCGCGTCTCAGTGACGCGGAGGTGGTGGCGGCAGGCAAGGCGATACTGAGGGAGCGATGGGCCAGACCGACAAGCGAGCCGCAAGCCGGGGAGCTCCCCGAGGCCGTGCCGCAAAGAAAGAAGCGGCCCCCGCCAGGCCGCGGCGACGTTGGAGCCCCACCGAAGAGCGAGCCCTGATCAACGCGGTTGGGTACACGACAGCAAAAGGGATAGCCAATTCTGTGGGCCACACGCGGCGGGCTGCTGAGAGCAAGCTGGCGAGGCTCACGGGCCGCGGAGCTCTCGGCCGCGGGAGCTATACGCTGCGGCAATTGATCCTGCAAACCGGCTACACTCGGGAGCAGCTTCGGCGCGCGAGCTCGGCGCTAAACCAGAAGTGGAAGCGGCTCGATCCACGGGGCGCTTTCCTCGTGACAGAGGAGCAGCGCGACGAGCTCATAGCCTGGCTGGCGCATGACTATTGGGCCACGGTGCATAGGCTGTATGGGTGCCTGCATTGCTCTACCGAGGCAAGAGCGCACCGAGCGCTGGGGCTCTGCGGGCGTTGTTACCACGGCTATCGGCGTGCGTGTCGGGCCCGGGGGTTACAGATATCCCCAAAACGACAGGCACGGGCTCTTGCGTGTGCGGGGCAAACTGATAAATTGGCTGAAGAAACGCTATTGAGAATGCGGCGCGGCATGGCTCCCGATCTTGTGACCCTAGATCACGTGGTGGCTTTGCTTGGGGGTGGACCATGCTTCTCGAAATAGACGATCATGAGAAGGGGATCTTGGTTGATGCACTTGCAGGAGCGCTGCAACGAGACGACGGGGGGGAGACTGAAACACGACGTGAGCAGATCCGGGCGTTGCTCCGAAAGGTTGGCGGCGCTCAAACGGAGGTGGGAAATGGATCGGCTACTCGAGATGAGCGGGCACTTGGTGGAGGATCTCCTTGAGTTTGCCCGTGCCGAAAACATGAGCGCTGCGGAGCTCTGGGAGCTTATGAGCTTCTCGCACGTGGTGCTTGGCGATCTCCTCTACCCGGACAATGCCCGCGCTGCTTATGACGGCGCGCAGGCGGCTTTTGCGACCTACCAAGCGGTTATGGGGTGCCCGCAAGGCCCTTCCCATTAGGGGCATCCATGTTGCACAAGGCGATCAAGCGGGCGAGCAAGTTCGCTCCGCGGGGCAAGAACGCCCCGCCGACTTTCCAAGCGGTGCGGTGGCTTCCGGCCCCCGAGGTAGCCTACCTCGGGCAAGCGCAAGGCTCGTGGGTGGTGGCATTCGATGGCACGGTCGGCATAGCCATCCACGTCGGCGAGGCGCTCCCGTCCGTTTTGCTGCCCACGGATGGGCTTTCTCAAGCGGTGGCGTCCCCCATTGCCAGCGTCGTTGATCAGGGTGTCAGCGTGGCGCTCGAGACGCAGGCGGGGGGCACGTTCCAGATCCCAAAGCGAAACCCCGAGGGCTTTCCCCTGCCCCCTCGTGGTCACGCTTTTTTGCCATGGCCGATCTGGCATGACGCGGTGCGCGTGATCCATGCCGCCGCGGGAGCGAAGACGGCGCAACCGATGTTTGGGCATGCGTGCCTGCGGCCCGCGGGGCTCGAGGTGACGGACGGGGTGTCAGTCGCTCACGCCCCCGGGCACGGCTGGGAAAGCCAGGTGTGCTTGCCGGCGAGGATGTTGGACCCCGCCCCAGTCGACGGTGCCGTGGAAATGGCGATCGACGAGCACTATGCAATCGCGCGGCTGGCGGGCATCGAGTATCGGTGGGGCCAAGTGCGGCGCGACTTCGCTTTCCCCGACTGTCGGACGGCGCTTGCGAGTGCGGAGGGCCGCGGCGGCGTCGCAACGGTGAGCGTCAAGGCGTTCCGCGAAGCGGTGCGGCAAGCGGTCAGCATATCGGTTTCGAGCGCGGTGGGTTTGACGTTTGATGGGCCAGGGCTCGGATTGCTAGGGTGGCGGGGCGCTGGGGAGTCGACCGAGCACGCCTTTGACGTGACGCTCCCCCTGCAAGTCGTGCGACCGCTCGAGACCCCGTTGACGATCTTTCTCGACGGTAAGGTGTTGGCTCGTGCCCTGCGAGCCGTTGATACTCCAATGGTCATGGTGGGCTACAGCGGCGAGTACGAGCCGGTGCGGCTTTCGTGGGCGGGTGTGGCGGAAATGATCTGGCCTTGGCGGTTGTAGTCGTCAAGCGGGGGGTATCATGGGCGACAGAGCAGACGCGACGCGGTTTTTCTACGAGCTCGAGCAATTCAGCGAGCGCTACGCAAGACAGGAGCTCGGCTGCGAGCTTCGGGTGCAGCACGGCGGCCCGAAGCCTGACCGGCCGTGGCGCGGGGCTGTGATCCACTACACGGCCGACGAAGACCTAGATCGGGTGATCCGTTGGTTCATGAACCCGGCGAGCAACGTCTCGGCGCACGTGGTGGTAAGTGATCGCAAGCTCGGCTGTCACGACGGATTGGCCGCGGGGCTCGAGCTTGTCAAGCGGCTGCCCGTGACCGTGATCCAGTGTCGGCACCCGGGGCAAGGCGCGTGGCACGCGCGGTGGGCCAACGAAAGGTGTTACGGCGTCGAGTGCGTGTCGGCTGGGCTACTGAAAGCCGATGGCCGAGGCAATTTCTACTCATGGCGGGCTCGTGACGGGTCGGGCGAGCCGTGGACCATGCCGTGGACGGTGCCTTACAAAGACGTGACGGAGCTATACGGCAAGCACTGGGTGCGCTACCCGGGGGAGCAAGTGGCCGCGGTGATCACTGTGTTGCGCCGCTTGTTCGCCATGGGCGAGCCCTTCGCCCTGCCCAGTCGCCCATGGGTGGTGGGCCATTCTGCTGTGCAGCTCGGCAAGTTTGATCCCGGCCCCGACTTTCCGATCCACGAGCTCCGTGCGGCTCTGTGGGATGACTGGAGGCCCCCGACCGATTACTCATGGTGGGAAGCTTTCAATGGGGATCATAAGTGGGGCAAGCGTTGGCGTGACGCGTCCGTGGTGGCCGCTGTGAAGGTGCTGGCGGGGCGTCGTAAGGGTGACAAAGATCCGGGTGTGGAAACGGCGTGGACGCGCGCTAGGAGCGCGTGGAGTGCCATGCCGGATAACTGGCGGGAGTCGACGGGATGGATCAAATTGGGGCTCCATTTGTTGGGGTACGCGGTAACGACTTGTGGCGCCGGCGATTTTGCCGACGTGGGGATGGACACCGACGATCACACGAGCGTCGGGATCTTTCAACAAGCGATGGGGCTGAAGGTGGACTCAATACCCGGCCCGATCACGACGCGGGCGTTGAATGTGAGGCTGCGCGATATGTTGGGGGAAGCGTAGCGTGGGAACGAGCGTGCGCGTCTTTGGCGCTCCGTCCCGGGTGGTGCCGTTGGGGCGTTGACGTGATGGTGCGCAAGTTCGGGATGTGTCCGAGGTGCCTCGAGCTCGAATTGCATCACAGCGGGTGGTGCAGTCTGCGGCTTGATACAGGGGCGCTTGTAGAGCAAGCGGCGGTTTACAAGGGGACCCTTCCCCGATAGATATCCTAAACCCCGCTGTGGTCCGTGCGACTTACTCCTGGTTGCTCTTACGGGTGGTTGCCACGGCGGGGCTTCTTTTCGAGGTGGCGAAATGAACGCAGAAAAGCAATGGAAAGAGGCGACTCGGTTGCTGCAAAATTGGCGTGTCGAGGTGGACGCAGAGCTTGTGCGCTTGCGTGAATACCTCGTGACGCTCGAAGACGAAAACTGGGAAGGTGTCATGCGAGAAGAGGCGCTTCTCGATCAGATCCGGCAGATCCAAGCAAAGGCCGGTGAATGGCTCGAGAAGCGGAATCACGCTGTGGGAACGGTCCTATCGTGTTACCGGCTTGTGAAATGGATCGACGAAGAGCTCCGAGCTATCATCTTGCGCGCGAAGGCCGTGGAGCCATCGGAGGCGCGAAAGGCGGCTGCGGCTGCGTTGAAGGGGGGACACAATGATGCCGATCAAGGGAACGGCGACGCTGTGGGTTGATGGCAGCGCACGCCGCGTGAGCGAGGTGGACGTGGCACCCGGCCCTGGGGACACCGTTCGCATTGAATTGCTTGCCCCTCTCTACACGGGTGAGCCCAACGAAAGCGCCGCGGATCTGATGCTCTTTGAGCTCGATATGCAGGCGGCTTCTGATCTCGCTAATGCTTTGGGGCACCACGTAGCGCAGCACGAAGGGGGTGCATGATGCGCTGGATCAGGCGGGCGCTTCGGCGCGTCTTCTATTGGGTTTGGGGGCAAGAGCTCGGCGGTGTGCGGAGCGCTTCAACGCAAGCGGTGGGCTTCGCTCAATCCGCTTTCGACGAAGTGAAGCGGCTTCGTGGGCAGCTCTCAGCGTTGCAGGCGCTTGACGTGGATCTGCACCACTACGGCCACGCGGTGATCATCACACGGGTGGGTGGAGCGGATCGAGTCAAGATTGTGGACATTGCATCCGACTTGACCGTGGCTCAATATCGGGATCTGATAACGGGGCTCGAGCGGGACTTCGGCGCGCGTCTGAGTCACGTGGACGGGCCGCACACGATACCTCGGGAGCTCTTTTTCACGGGGGAGGGTCGTTGATGCACATGGGGGAGGCGCTTGTTTGGCTGATACGCCGAGACGGTTGGATGCGCCGCGTGGTGCTCGGCACGCCTTTGCCTGAGATGGTTTGCGTCAATGAGACGGGCGAGATCACGCTAGGGGGCAGCTCCAAGCCCGCCCCAGTCGGGCCCAAGATCATCGAGCGAAGGTTCCAGCGTATGCGGCTCATGAAGCCGAAGGCAATGGATTGGCTGCCGTGGCACGAGCCCTACTACTACCGCGAGGTGTAATTGAGCGATCTGGCATGGCGTGGCTTGATCTTGTGCTGGCGGGTTTCACCATGGTGCCCGCTGTGGCACCGTTTGGCGGTTTCTTTGTTGACTGCGTACCTTCGCAGGTTGGAGCGGGAAGCATGCACGGTCCATGGGTGGAAGTGACGTTTGACTCCGTGCTCAAAGACTTTAGGCACTTGGACGCGGTGCTCTTTGACATTGGGGGGGATCAAGTTTGGATACCTCGGTCGTGGCTACGGGATGACGAGTATGACTTGTGCAGCAAGACGGGCACGGGGACTTTCGAGATCCCCGAAAACTTGGCGATGCAAAAAGGACTGATCTAGGTGAGCTATGCGAGATCGTGACAATCAAAGAGGTGAGCGGAAACCTTTGGTATGGGAGGAGCGGACGGCTTTTCAAGAGGGGCGCGTCATTGGCCAAGTGCAATCGGCTGAGACTGCGCGGGGTAGCATTTACAGTGTGCGCTTTGGGCGTGAGAATTTCAAAGACCCGAGCAAGCTCGTGCCGTTTCTCGAGCCACGCGACATTGCAGCGCTTCGGATCGTGGTCGACAAGGTGGATGACTACCTGAAGACGGAGCGCACCGACGACGTGAAGGCTCGCTTCTCGTCGGGCGACCGGGTGCGGCGCGAGTACGTTTGATCTGTTGCCATAGCGGGGGGAGCTATGGGCGTTGACTACGCGGAGCAGTTCAAGACTGCCCGAGGCCGGATCTTCAATTTGTTGAGCGATCTGCAATGGCACTCATGGCGCGAGCTCCGCAAGATCGGGGGCGTGCGGTACAGTGCCCGGTTGCTTGAGCTCAAACGCC